CAGAATCGGACAATCAGCCTTTGGCAGGAGTTCATATCGTCCCAAGGCATCCAGGTGGCTCGGCACTCCCCGCTGGCCCCAGCCTACGAGCTCGCCCGCAAGTACCGGCAGGCGCACGGCGAGAAGGAAGATACCGGGACCTACCCAACGAGCCGCTACCAGCAGCTTCACTACGCGATCGAGGACGGAGACCTTGATAAAGCGAAGACGGAGGCGGAGAAGCTCGTCGCGGCGGAGCGAGAGCAGCAGAAGCACCTCGGGCGCGAGGATGCCTTGAAGAAGATCGCCCATGGCTTCTACGAGAGCATCAATCACCCTTGGACGAAGAACAAGGATCAGGATGCCGAGTTCATCAAGTCACTCAGCAAGGAGGACAAGCTGAAGGTCATGGCGGCAATGCAGCATCGGCGCCTTATCTGGAAGAACTTCGCCCATCTCATGCACGTTCCCGAAGAGCAGCACTAACCCATCCATTTTATGTCAGACGAATCACCAGTCGGCACTTTCATCGAGAACGCGCAGAACATGCTGGATACGCCGGCGCCGGCGATCGACCAGCCGCAGGTCCCATTCCAGAGCCCGCTTGTGCTGACGCGCGAACAGGAAAAGAAGATGATCGAGTACGCCTTCGCGCAACTTCAGCACCTTCAGGAAGAGAACGGCCGCGACAAGTGCGCCAACCCGACGTGGTGGATGAACCTGGCGCCGGCGCCGAACCTCATGCTCGCCTCTCAGGGCCTTCTGCCGGCGAATACCTTCATGGGGAAGCGGTCCCGGTTCGACGCCACGTTCTACAATGACGTGTCGTGGCGCCCCTGGACGATGGGGCCCGACAACATCTTCATGTCTAGCAACCTCGTCGTGCCGCTGGCCCGCCGGATCTGCCGCCAGCAGATTGCCCGGGCCCAGGCGGAGTTCTTTGGCGGAGATCCCTGGTTCTCGATCACGCCCAAGCCCAAGCCTTCGACGGAACTCGACGACGAGCTTTCGGAGCGCATTCAGCAATTCTGCCGCTTCAAGCTGGATGAGGCCCACTCCCAGGACGACAAGGAGCGGGCGATCCGCCAGGCGCTCATCCTCGGCGAGTGCGCCGTCAAAACTTCCTACGTCGTGCGCGACCAGTTCTTCGACTGCGAGGCGGAGGTTCTTACCGACGTGACCGGCTTGGCGATCAAGGGGCAGGACAACGAGCATATCACCAAAGATGACCAGTGGGAGGAAACCCCCATCGGAGATCAGCCCAATCCCCCGGGCCCCATCGGGCGCATGGGCGCAATGATTAAGCAGCGAACGCTTTCCCCGACCGTCAATGTCCTGAAGCGCGACGGCGTTACCCAGATGCCTGACGCCCCGATCTGGACGAAACAGATGCTCAACCGCCGGCAAGTGCTCTTCGAGGGCGCCCGGTCGGAGCCGATCTACTACAAGGACTTCCTCGCTCCGCTGACGGCGACGGACATTCAGACCTGTCATTGCTGCGTCCACCTGTACGACAAATCGGTTGCGGAGTTTGTGGATCTGGTGGTGAAGCGCGGGATGATCGACAACACCAACGAGGAGCGGAAGGACGCCAGCGCCCGGTTGCTCGCCGTGGTGAAGAAGCTCGCCGACAATTCGCCGGCAGCCAAAACGGCATCGGCCGCTGAACTGCGACCCAACGAGAATTTCTCGCCGATCCCCGGAACCGAGCAGTCGGGACCGATTTCTGAGTTTGCCGAGTTCTATATGTGGTACGACGCCAACGAGGACGGGATCGCCGAGAACATCATCCTCATCGCGGATCGGAACAATCAGGCCCCGATCTTTTATGACCACGTTGCGAACGTGACGACGGACGGGCTCCGGCCCATCGAGATCGTCCGGATCAACCCGGTCGAGGGGCGCTGGTACGGTCTGGGCATCATGGAGCTTTTCGAGAGCTATCAGGTCGTGACTGACCTCATGGTGAACCGCTGGAACTTCTCGCAGAGCCGGTCCGGCCGCGTCGACCTCTGGACGCCGACCAACACCCTCGAAGGCGACCGGGATCCAAACCTGAAGATGAACTGGGGCGGAACCTACACCCGCAAGCCCGGGATGAAGGCCGAGGACATCATCGAGACCGTCTACCTCAACGACACGAAATTCGAGCAGATCCACGAGATGCTCCAATTCTTCATGCAGTTGGCGATGAACGAGAGCGGCGTGTCCATGGCCAACGACGACCAGGCGGCCGGGATGCAGTCGGCCAAGCTGGCAACGGGAATCGTGAACGTGCAGCAGGCGGGCGATGAGCTTTTCAAACCCACCATCACCGACCTGCGCCGGCCGCTGCAAAACCTGCTTGAGCGCGAGGTCGACGTGACCCTCGCCAACATGAACCCGGAGGAGGCGTTCACCTACCTGGAGGGCGACACGCTGGGGATCGACACGCTCACTCCGGATGACGTCCGCGGGCTCAAGTTTAAGGTGAAGATCGAACTGACGACTCACAAGAACCAGCAGATGCTTCAAATGTCGGCCCAGGCAACGGCGCTCGTCGAGAAGTTCTACATGCTCTTGCCGGAGGTCCAGGCTAAGGTTGCGCCGCTCTACCGGGATCAGTTGAGGATACTTTCCCCGAAGTCGGATGCCGATGTACTGATTCAACCGATGGCCCCAATGCCTCCATCGGGCGCGCCAGGAGTCCCAGGCGAGGCCCCGCCAGCCGAAGGCCCTCCTGGTGCCCCCAAGCTAGGAGAGCCCGGCGCCGGCGGTTCCACGCCTTTCCCGACGCAGCTCAGTCAGGCGGCGAACCCGAAGCAGGCAGCCTGACATGATTCCAGCTTGACGGTACAACGTCCCGGCGCACGGTCGGGCTCGTGCATATTCTCAAGTTGCCGGAACCGTTGGAGATCGGACTGAAAACGCCGGTGCCGGCGTGCGAACTCCTGGTGGAGGACATTGGAGGCGCCCATCTCGTCGTCCTGGCGCAGGGAGGGATAATGAAGCCGCTGGAGGAGCGGAGGCCCTTCGACGAGTCCAAGGACTGGAACGGCCGGAGCGTGCTATTCGTGCGCGCCGGCGGGTTCGGGGATCTGGTCCTGATGACGCCGGTTTTCCGCGAGATCAAGCGCCGCTGGCCGACGTGCAAGATTGGGATTTCAACCATGTGCCATTACGGCGTCGTGCTGGAAAATCTCCCGTTCATTGACGCGATTGAGGATTATCCCATCACCCGCGCCATGGCCGATCTGTACGAGGCGTGGGTCTTTTTCGAGCGGGCGGTCGAGGGGAACCCGCGCGCCCGGCAGATCCATATGACGGACCTGTTCGCCGAGATCACCGGCATCTCCGAGATGGAAGAGAAACAGCCGGCCTACAAAGTTCTTCCAGAGGAACTCGCCTGGTGCCTTCAGGAATACCCCCGCAAGAGCAGCGCGCGCCGGCTGTGCGTCCAGGTGGGCGCGAGCGCCGCGTGCCGCGTCTATCCCATGGAGTTGACGAAGAAGGTCTGCTATGCCCTGTCGACGAAAGGCTGGGAAGTCTTCCTCATGGGTGCCTTTGGCGAAGTCGGCCTGGAAAAGAAGATGCCCGGTCTCCGCAATGTGGCCGACGACAATCTCACCTTCCGCCAGAGTTGCGCGGTGATGAACAACGCCGACTGCTTCCTTGGGATGGACTCGGCCATGCTCCACGTCGCCGGCGCCCTCGGGGTGCCCGCGGTCGGGCTCTATGGTCCGTTCCCCTGGCAGTTGCGCACCGCGTACTCTCCGAGCATCACGGCCATCTCAGGCAATGGGCACTGCGCGCCGTGCTTCCATCACGTCAACTCCGCGAAGCGTAACCACTGGCCGGAGAATGGCCCCTGCAGGAAGCTCGGTTACTGCGGCGTCCTGGCGGAGATCGAGCCGCAACGCATCGTGACCAAGATCGAACTCGTGGCGAAACGCTTCAAGCTGCTCGAGGTCATCAATGAGTGAGGCGGACAATATCTCTTACGAACTGGCCCAGCGGGACCTGAACGACATCAACTTGCTCGCGAAGTTCGAGCCGTTCAACCGCTACTACCTTCGGCGGCTGAAGGAGATTGCCGGCAGGATTGAGGGGCGATTCCGCTATGATCCTCCGGAAGCCGTCGACAAGGAAGAGCGCGAGATCCTCCGCCGTATCCTGATGGAGTTCGACGAGCTCCAGGCAATGCTCGTGCGAGAGAAGGGGACCTGCGAGAAGCAGCTTGAGGCGGCGACGAAGGAGAAGCGCGAGACCTTCCGAGTCGATGGCGAGGATACGCCTAGGCCAATTCCTGGTCTTCGTCAGGGTTGCGATTAGCGCCGCCCTTCGGGGTCTTGCGGAGCAGCGAGGGTTTGTCGCCGGCGGTCTTGTCTTGGTCGGCAAAGAGGCGCTTGACGTAATCGTGATACTGCCCGGGCATCGAGTCCGGCTCGTTTCCGGTCTCGCTCCCTGCCACGCCAGTCCTTCCCCCTCGCTGATTCAGCCCCAAGGCGTTCGCCGGATTGACCGGAGGGGTGGTGATGGAGCCGGTCGGCTGATCGGGCGCTCCGCCCGTCAGTGGGTTGTCCTGCTCGGCTGATGGCTTGGCCGGGACCGGCGGGCTGGCCGGGCGGTTCGCGCGCGTGGCCTGCTCGTCCTGCCCACTCCACTTCATGCTGTTCTGGGGAGCATCGGGGTCCACTGCCGCCGGCGCCGCCGGCGCTGCCGGAGCGGTCGAAGGCGGTTTTGCTCCGGTCGTCACGCCGGGGATCGAGGGCGAAGGATTCATCTCCGTGCCGACCGGGCTGGCGTTGACGCCCGGCTGGACCGGCCCGCCCTCGGTCGGAGGCGGAGGCGTAGGGCGAAGGAGAGGCTTTGGTGCGGGCTGCTCCGGCTCGGCGGGCGTGGGCGGCGGTTGAGCACCTGGGACCATTCCGCCGGTCGTGCCGGTATATCCTCCGTTCGCTTCCGATTCCTGCTTCAGCTTGTCGAACGTGCCGGCCTGTTCGGGGAGCAATCCTCCGGTAGTGCCGAATTTTGACGGCGGCTCCTTGAAGGCTGGCGCTGGCGCGCGGGTTCCTCTGCTACCGCGATTAAATAGGCGTGGGGACCGACCGCGAAGGGATTGTGTGCTCATGGTTTTTTTCCTGGTTAACTACCGCAGTAAGTTCGTTTGCTGGCCAGCGCGAGCCTTTTGGATGCACGCAGCGAAAGACCACGATCCTCCGATCGAGTCTCGAACATGCGCAGCCGGGCGCGTTGCATCGTTCGATTCCGGTCTTCTCGCCGGCATCGTGATATTCGCAGGGTAGGCAGGCGGCCGTGCGCGCTTTGAATTCATCCGAGTCTTCGGATAGCAATCCGGTGTCGACGGTCGCCGCTGGAGGCGCCGGAGGGATCGGCGGCGGAACAGCCAGATCCGGCCGATGAATGATCATCTCTCCAAGGATCGCCCTCATGGGAAGGAGACGTAGGTGTCGTAGCCGACCAGATTGGGAACGTCGCCAGTGATCGCGAGATTGCCGGTTGAATCCACGGTGCCACTGACTGGAAGTGTGGCGAAAAGGGAATAACTCCCGACGTTGTAGGTTCGGCGCCATACTCTCAAATTGACGGTGTAGGTCGCGCCGGGAGTAAGACCGGAGCCGGCGAGTTCGTATTCGGCTTCTTGGATTACGAATTGGTTTAGGGTGCGC